TTAAAATTTGAGATGCTGTAGATTGTGCTAAATCATCTCCAGCTACATAACCTAACGCACCATTATTTCCATCTTCTTGATGATTTCCTTGAAAAAAAGTAGTAGTCTTTGTTGCATCGTAAGCTGAATCACCATCTCTAAAACCTACTTTAAACGACACAGCATCTGTTGCTGCATGAATATCTATATACTTAAAAATATATTCCTTATAGGTATCATCAATATCACTTGTAAAAGAAACTGTAGCTGAACTAGATGCAGTCTGTGTTTCTAATAAAACCAAACTACCACCAACATTCCCTGTCTCAAAACCATTAGGAGTTGAATTCCACTTAAGCGCTTTGCTTGCAGCGGCTGTGACGTTTAAACTGTTATAGTCAACTTTACTGAGAGCCATATTAATACCCCCATAAAGTAATCAAAAATTTTCCTGCATCATATACAGCATCTGTTCCACCACCAGAGCCAACTAAATATAAATATCCATTGGCTGGAGGAACTGTTGTTAAGGCCATTGGGTCTTTTGTTAAAGTCCAATCTGCTCCTGTATTAAGTAATGCTGTTTCTGTTAAACCAGAAATTGCAACATCTTCTGTACCTGTAGACACTGTTGCTGAATAAAGATCTATGTCTGGTTCACCAGTAGTTGGTGTTTCCAAACAATTAATTTCTCCAAATAAAATTGTACCATTAACTGCTGCTGTAATTTGACCAAGGTGACAACTAGCAGTTGCTGCTTTACCGATAATATCGCCTGCAGCACTTGAACTTAAACCTGTTAGATCAATAATAATTGTAGTTCTAATAATATCTCCTAATTTAACAACTTCTGATTTGTACACGGTACCCGAACCACCTGTGATTCCTGCACCAGCTGATAATGTTGTTGCAGCACTTGTTGCTAACATTGCTGATGTAACACTATTAGTTGCTGGAACGCTTGTTTGTAATGCTCTACCTAAATAAATTGCATACATCGTATCTGTCGATGCAGTTGCCGCACTTAGCGTTAGGGCTGTGCCTGTCGCAGTATATGCTTTACCTGATCCAGGTTGTTGACGTACGTTATTTACAAAAAGAGCTAGTTCATTTTCATTTGCTACAGCATGCGTAAGTGTATACGATGTAGTAGCCGATACAGAGAAAGTCTCCGTTTGAAATGACGCATAGTTTTCTGTAGGCTCTGGTCCAATATACGACATCTTACGTTATCTCCATTATAGACAATGTTCCTGAAACTTTATCTGCAACTGAACAATCTACTTTTAAAACATCAGTTGTTTCCATAACAACCTTACCACCCGATAATAATTCGAGTGAAGTTCCCGCCGGGATGCTTACATCCTTTGCAAGAAATGCTGTTCCATTTGTAACATTGTTAGCTCCACCTCTGCTTCCTGTATCACTAACAAGTTCTACTTCTACAGTTACTGCAGTTGTATGAATGTTAGTAAGAATTAAACCGAGTACAACTGTTGTTGTACTTCCTGCTACAGTATACATAGTATACGCTGTGCCGGCTGAAGCGGGTTCTGCTGCGAAAGTCACTACTTTGAACGTGTTGGCCATATATCCTCCTAAAAATTATCTTTATACATCATCCAAGGGCGATTGCAAGTGCAGTCGGGTCCTCTATTGTTGTATGTTCAGTTCCATTTAAATCTAATACATCACAGTGTAATGTACCATCAAAATATCCGTCTTTGAATTCTAAACCTGATGTACCTAAATCTACGTCATTATCTGTAACTGGTTTTAAAACTCCATCAGCTAATGTAATTTGTTGAGTACCATCTATATCAAAAATAATACTATTATCTGTACTAAAATCAATATTTGCATGAGAAGAGCCATAACCTATAGCTAAACTTGTATTATATATTGAAGTAATAGAAGTATCAGCTCCAGCTGTTACAACATTTGTACCTCCAACAGTTATAGCATCTGCTTCTAAAGTCCCATCAAAATATCCATTTTTAAATTGATAAGAAGCACTTCCTAAATCTATATCATCATCTGTAGTTGGAAGAATAGAACCATTATTAAATGTAATTTGAGTTTCTCCTCCAGTTGTTACTGTAATAACATCTGATCCAGAAAAAGTTATAGAAGTATTAGTATCTCCATCCCCTGTAATAGAATCTAATTGAATATCTCCAGCATTAGTAAAATCAGAATCACTTAAATCTATAGTTCCAGTAACATCAAAATTTCCACCTACTGAAAGATTTCCAGTAATTGTTGCATTGTCTGCTATTGTTGTTTCTGAAGTTGTATGTCCAATTGTAACTGCGATACCTGAAGTTTCTGTTGCTATTTTTAAAGCACCTACTGCATTTGTAATATAAGAATTTGACCCATCATGATAAAGCGTTAAATCTTGAGCATCTCCAATTTGTATTGGAGTTGAATCTGTTAATAATAATGCATCTGCTGATTGATCCCATAGTAAAAAACTTCCAGCAGTATCGCCAAAGAATTTTACATCTAATCCTGTACCATCAACACCAACAGTAACTGCACCATCTATTTGTACAGCACCATCAATATCAACAGCGTCTAAGTTTGCAGTTCCATCTATGTCTGCATTACCAGAAATATCTAAAGTAGCTGCATCTAATTCACCAGAGATAGTTAAATTTCTACCACCAGTAATATCTGCACTAGAATCTAAAACCATTGCTTTACTTGCTGCTGCAGTACCTGCAGTGATTCCATCTAAAAATTCTAATTCTGCTTCTGTTAATTCTGCACCTGAACCTAAAGTTAAAGTTCCTGTAACAGTTAAATTATCTGCAACCGTTACCTCTGAAGTTGTATGTCCAATTGTAACTGCAATACCAGAAGTCTCTGTTGCAAGTTTTAAAGCTCCTGTACTATTAGTAACATACGAATTTGAACCATCGTGGTATACTTGCATATCACCACCATCACCAATTTTAATTGGAGAAGAGTCTGTTAGCTCTAATGCATCATCAGATTCGTCCCATAACAAGAAACTTCCAGAAGTAGCACCAAAAAATTTTACATCTACTCCAGTGTCGTCAACACCAGTAGTAATTGCACCACTAAATTGAGAAGCTCCACTTACGTCAAGAGCACCATTAAGATCAACAGTTGTTGTAGCAATTTCTACTTCAGTATCTGCGTCAATGTCTAATTGACCATCTGTGCTTGAACTAATAGATAAAGCTGAATCTCTAAAAAGAAGTTTATTTGCTGAGTTTAAAGTTAAACCTGTTCCATCAGTATGTGTTAAAGTTGTATCTTGGTCATTACCAAAATAAATAACACTACTATCCGCTAAATATAAATCAGAAAATTCTTTTGATGAACTTCCAAGAGCTTCTCCATCAGCAGAATCAGGTGCAAATTTATTAGATGATATTCCAGTATCAACAACATCAGTACCATTGCAGTATAAAATTTTTGTTCCTTTATCAGTTGTAGCCCAAGTAACTCCAGTTTGACCTGATACCAGAACTTGAACAGTATAAGCTCCAGAAGTTTGGTTATCTATAATCCACCATTTTTCTTTTGCTGTGACTGTTACAACTTGGTTTCCAGTGATACTTCCAGTTAAAGCAATAACTGCATTACGTGCAGTGTCGCCTGTTGAACCATCTGAATAAGTTAAAGCTGTTGTTTGTGCACCACCAGCTATTGATTGTGCAACATAACCTCTGATTGCTTCTTCTAAAATTTGTATATTGGTATTAGTTTTTGTTCCCCAGTTACCAGCGTTCTCGCCAGTGGTCATTAACTCTGTTCCAATATTAGTATATGTCGATGCCATAATTTATCTCCTATGCACTACCTACAAAAACTTCTAAATCAACAGATGAAGTATTTGCAGTAGCTGTAATATCTACTAAATCATTTAATGATACTGTTAATGCAGAACCTCCTGCATGCATAGTATCTACAACCCCACCACTATTATCACCAGGATATATAAACGAGTGGCCAGCGTCTACTTTAATTGCAAACTCTGTACTATCTTCATCTCTAAATGTTAATGTAACGTGATTGCTTGAATCTAAATTTGTAATTCTAATATATCTAACATCGTCTTCATCAAATTGACCTGCTAAATAACTTTTTGATAAATCTGTTGAAGAAGCTGTAGAAAAACCTAATAAACCTGATTCAGTAGTTGAAACAGTTACTATTCTTTTAACAACTTCGTTAACGCTAGAAATATCTAATGATCTCTCATTATTATAACTATTATTGTTAAGTGTGATTTCTTCTATTACTTTTACTGTTAATGTTGCCATATTTTATTCCTTAAGGAGCTTCAACGTTAACTTTTATACGAGGTTCACCATCCGTATAATCATCTCGTCTACGTCTCCCAATTTGTTCCGCACCAAACTTAGCTATTTCAGTTTGATACTTTTGTTCGTATAATTGTAACATATCCATCGGTCCTTTTAAATAGCTAAATGCTTCGACTAGACATGCATATAAAAGTCCATTTCCAAAATTTAAACTTAAATAAGTTGTAGTATTTGCTGAGCTTAATCCTAGAGGTCTAGCATTATAATGCATTTTATACATAAATGCTGAACTAGGAGTAGGCACTATTGTAACTCTTCCTGATGAAGCTGCTCCTGCTCCAGTAGCTCCTCCAGACATTGCATAGTATTTTGGAGTTCCAGTAGTAGTTTCTGCTGCATCATACTCTCTTAAATAACTAATATCTTTTTTCTCTAACCAGCTATTAGCACCAGTTGCAGCTGTAGTTGAAGTATAAACCTGTATACCTCTAACAAATAAAGTACCAGCTGGTACATGAACATTATCTTTTGAAGCAACTAAATTACCAATCATTTCTTTTCTATCTGCATCAATTGGTATGTCTCTTTGAATTCTAAGTTCTGAATTATCTATAAATTGATCTGTTATAGTACTAGATAATACAGAAGTTCCAACTTCGGTATAATTACCAATTGCTGTTGTAAGTGTTGAATATGTAAATCCTGCCATTATGCACTAAGGGTTGCTGGTCCAATTGAGACTGGAAACCCTCCTCCTTTCACGCTACCTGTTGTTGCAGTGTTCGTATCAACTGTAAAATAAAACCAATTACTAGTTTTATCTGTGTCTCTACTTCCACTAACATACTTACCTGTAGTAATAGCATAACCTGCTGATTTTGCAATATTGGAGCCTGCTATACCATCAAAGCTACTTGGATCACCATAAGACCCTGCAGTTGTTGGTGCTCCTCTAAATCTGTACGTTGATCCATTTGTCAACCCGTGATCAGGCGCATATACATTTATAATTCCTGATGAAGCTGCATAAGTTATAAAAGGTTGATGTGGTAATAATTGTGCTACAGAATTTTCTGTTCTATCTGTTCTAGAATTTTGTAAAGCTTGCGTATCTCCACCATGTGGTTTTGGTTCTAGTTGTGGATGCTTTGGTTCAAATTCAGATTTATGAACTAACATACCATTCCACTCTTTAACCATTTCATTATATGGAAAAGCCATTCCACTTCTATCTGATATTGCCTGTGATCTTTTTCCTCTTGCGTATGCCATATTAAATATTTGGA